GCCAGATCCTAAATCTTTAGTTGGTGTACAAAAATTAGCGGCAGCTAATAGCAACACAGCTACAAGACATATATTACAGTCAGGTGCTTTTATAACGCAAGAAATAGCAGAGCAACTATCACTTAGAATATCTGACGTTTTAGAATATTCACCAACAGCAAACGCTTTCGTACAAGCTATAGGTTCACATAATGTAGCTACTTTAAACGAAATGAAAAATTTACACTTGTATGATTTTGGTATATTTATAGAGTTACAACCAGATGAAGAAGAAAAACAATTACTTGAAAATAATATACAAACAGCATTATCTCAACAAACTATAGATTTAGAAGATGCTATTGATCTTAGAGAAGTTAAAAATATAAAACTAGCTAATCAGCTTTTAAAAATAAGAAGAAAGAAGAAAGTTAAAAAAGATCAAATGATGCAACAGCAAAACATGAAAGCTCAAGCTGATGCAAACGCCCAACAAACTCAAGCTTCAGCTCAAGCAGAAATGCAAAAGCAACAAGCTTCAATGCAGAACGAAATACAGTTAGCTACACAAAGAGGTGAAATAGAAAAAGGTAAACTTCACGCTGAAGCTGAAGTTAAAAAAGCTTTAATGGATCATGAGTTTGAGTTAAACATGAAAATGAAAGAAATGGAGTTAAAAATGTTACAGTCAAGAGAACAGGCAAAAGAAACTAATAAAAAAAGAATAAGCGACAATCAAATAAAATCAAACGAAAAAATACAAGATAGAAAGTTAAAAGGTTTTGAGTCTTCAGGAAACGATGTTATCGGGTCTGGTTTAGGTTTAGAAGCTTTTGGCCCTAGATAAATTTATTAATTATTATTATATTATATTATGGAAGAAAACAAAAATGTTACGGCTGAAGAGCCTAAAGCAGATAATACTGTAGAAAAACTAAAGGTTAAAAAACCTAAAATGAAAAAATTAAAACAAGACAATGAACCTATAAAAGTTGATTTGTCAAAACCTCAACAAACAGAAGATAATGTTACTAAAGTAGACATATCTGAAAATAAACTTGAAGTTGAAGAGGTTACAGAAGAAATTAAACCTGTTGAAGAAAAGCAAGAAGAAAAGCAAGAAGAAACTCCTGTTGTACAAGAAATAACAGAAGAAGAAGCTAAAGAAGTTGAAGAGTTAGTTACAGAAACTAAAGAAGCTATAGTTGAAGCTCAACAAACAGGTAGAGAGTTACCAGAAAATATTCAAAAGTTAATGAACTTTATGGAAGAAACTGGTGGTGATTTAAATGATTATGTAAAACTTAATAGAGATTATTCTGATATGGATAATCATACTTTATTAAGAGAATATTACAAAAATACAAAACCACATTTAACTGATGAAGAGGTTAGTTTTATGATGGACGATCAGTTTTCTTATGATGAAGAAGAAAATGATGAAAAAGAAATTAAAAGAAAAAAGTTAGCGTTAAAAGAGCAAGTTGCCAGCGCTAAAGCCCACTTGGACGGGCAGAAGTCCAAATACTATGAAGAAATCAAAGCTGGTTCAAAGCTTACGAGTGAGCAACAGAAAGCAGTAGATTTTTTTAATAGATACAACAAAGAGCAAGAGTCTAACAAGAAGATTCAAGAGCAAAATAAAAAAACGTTTTTAAATAAAACTAATGAAGTTTTTGGAGACAAGTTCAAAGGTTTTGAATATAATGTCGGAGACAAAAGATTCAGGTTTAATGTTAAAGATGTGGATCAGGTTAAAGAAGATCAAAGCGATATTAATAATTTTGTTAAGAGGTTCTTAAACAAAAACAGTGAAATAGAAGACGCTAATGGTTATCATAAATCTTTATTTACAGCTACGAACGCTGATGCTATTGCTAAACACTTTTACGAGCAAGGTAAAGCTGATGCTTTAAAAGATAGTATTGCTAAGTCTAAAAATGTTAATATGGACGCAAGACAATCTCATAACGCGCCAGTTGATACTAACGGTTTAAAGTTTAGAGTGTTAGGCGCAGATAACGTAAGACAAAACTCTGAGTTTAAAATTAGAAAAAAGAAATAAATAATTAATTAAAAAAAAACAATAAAAATGGCAATTACAAGTGCGAGTGGTATTGATGCTGCTCCAAGAAAACAAACGTTGCCGTCTAACTACGTAGACTTTACGTCAAATGATACTGAAGGTTGGGCGCAACAATATTTACCAGATCTTATGGAAAAAGAAGCTGAGATCTATGGTAAAAGAACAATAGCTGGTTTTTTAGCTCAAGTAGGAGCTGAAGAGCCATCAGCTGCTGATAGAGTAATCTGGTCAGAGCAAGGTAGATTACATTTAGCTTATACAGCTACTTGCAACAATTCTGGAAGTGTTTCTGACAACTCATTTTCAATCGTTAATGATGTTGATGGAAATACTGTTACTACTAATCATGGTATTCGTGTAGGTGACACAGTTCTTGTTTCTCAAGCTGGTGCTACTATAAGAGGATTTGTTAGTGTTGCAAATGGCGGAACTAATGACGATGTTACAATTCTTCCTTACAGTCACGCTGATTGTGATCAAGCTGGTTTAAGTAATGACTCAAATCCTGAAGCATTTAGAATATTAGTTTATGGTTCTGAATTTGCTAAAGGTCAAGATAGTAGATCTTCTGCTAACTCACCTAAATTCAAGTCACACTCTAACAAACACATCATATTAAAAGATTACTACGAAGTATCTGGATCTGATGCGTCTGCTATTGGTTGGGTAGAAATATCTGGCGAAGAAGGTCAAAGCGGTTACCTGTGGTACTTAAAAGCTGAAGGTGATACAAGAGCTAGATTTACTGATTATTTAGAAATGGCTATGATGGAAAGTGAGTTAAGCTTAGATGGTGCTCCTTCTGGTGTACCAACTAACGCTAATGATACTGGCGCTAATGGTTCTGGTACTGAAGGTTTATTCAAAGCTATTGAAACCAGAGGTCACCAAACTACTGGTATAACTGGTGTTAACGCTGCTACTGATTTAGCTGAGTTTGATGCTATCTTAGCTGTATTCGACCAAAACGGTGCTATTGAAGAAAACATGATGTTTGTAGACAGATCAACTAGCTTAGCTATTGATGACATGTTAGCTTCTATGAACTCATACGGTTCTGGCGGTACTTCATACGGAGTATTCGATAATGAAGAAGACATGGCGTTAAACTTAGGTTTTTCAGGATTTAGAAGAGGTTCATATGACTTCTACAAATCTGACTTCAAATATCTTAATGATAAAGGTACGAGAGGAGCTTTAAATGATACTGTAAACAATATCAGAGGTGTTGTTATACCAGCTGGTGTTTCTTCAGTTTATGATGAGGTTTTAGGTAAAAACCTAAAAAGACCTTTCTTACACGTAAGATACAGACAATCAGATACTGAGTCTAGAAGAATGAAGACTTGGGTTACTGGTTCTGTAGGTGCTGTAACGTCTGGTAAAGATGTGATGGAAGTACACTACTTATCTGAAAGATGTTTAATTACACAAGGAGCTAATAACTTCATGTTAATGAACTAATCATTATTTTTAAAGTCGAGGCTTCGGCCTCGGCTTTTATTTTATTAATTTTATTATATATTATATTATGGCAAAAAAGAAAACAAAAGTGGAAGTTGAAGAAACTACACAAATAGTTGAGACTCCAGTGGTCAAAACACAAAGAAAAAACCCTCATCCAGAAGACGGTTGGGAAATAAAAGATAGAATGTATTACTTAACAAAAGGTAGAACACCTTTAACTTATTTAATAAGAGGTAGTAATATATTTTGGTTTGATGAAGAAAAAGGTTACGAGAGAGAATTAAAATATACTTCTAATCAAAAAACTTGTTTTGTTGATGAAATGAAAGGTGATCAAAGATTAGAACATATTATATTTCAAAATGGTTCTTTATTTGTTCCTAAAAATAAAACAGTTTTACAAAAACTATTGTCTTTGTATCACCCTCATAAAAATGTTTTATTTGAAGAACATAAACCGGCTGAAATTGCTTCTGATGAAATAGATATTTTAGAGGTAGAAATAGAAGCGTTAAATGCTGCTAGAAACTTAGATATTGAATTAGCAGAAGCTGTTATGAGAGTAGAGCTTGGTTCTAAGGTATCAGAGATGAGTTCTAAAGAGCTTAAACGTGATTTGTTATTATACGCTAAGAGAAACCCTGTTTTATTCTTAGAATTAGTTAGTGATGAAAATGTTTATCTTAGAAATACAGGTATCAAAGCAGTAGAAGCAGGAATTATTAAGTTATCACCAGATCAAAGAACTTTTATGTGGACTTCTAATGAAAGAAAACTAATGACAGTTCCTTTTGACGAGCACCCATACTCAGCTTTAGCCGCTTGGTTTAAAACTGATGAAGGTATGGAAATATACTCAAGTATAGAAAAAAGATTAAAATAATCTAACTGTAGTGGTAGTCGCCCTACGGGGCGATTACTAACTACTAATAAAAAAATAAATGGCGGAAATAAAAGTAGACACAGTATATCAAAAAGTTTTAGCTATTGCTAACAAAGAACAAAGAGGTTATATAACACCTCAAGAGTTTAATCTTATAGCAGATCAAGCTCAAAAATCTATAATTGAACAGTATTTTAACGACTTAGATCAAGCTAGAAGACAACCTAGTAATGATACGTTTTATGCTGATAAAGTAGATTTTATAGAAATGAAACTACAAGAGTTTGAAAGAAATGATCCGAAAGCTACAGTAAATAATTACTCTTCAATTAATACAACTAATCCAGAAATAAAATTTTTACCAGATTATATATATAAAGTTCACAGAGTAGAATATAACAACAATAATTGTGAAATAGTAAACACAAGCGATTTTAATGATTACATATACGGTAGCTCTTTGTTTAGACCAACACCTACTAGACCTATAGCTAATATTAGAAATAATATATTAAGAGTTTCAGCTGGTATTAATTTTTTTGTACAACCAACTAGTGTTGTATATTTTAAGTTGCCACCCGCACCAAGTTTTGGTTATGTTGTTGTAAACGGTGAAGCTTTATATAACGCTACTAATTCTACAAACTTTCAACTACACCCCTCAGAAGAAGAACTTTTAGTATTTAAAATATTAGAATTAGCAGGTATAACAATATCAAAACCAGATTTAGTTAATATAGCTAACCAAGAACAAGCAGAAATAAAAACTCAACAAAAATCATAACACATGCCAGTAATTCAAGGACAAACAACAAACAGTTATTATAGTGGAAATAATTTAGGTAGTTATCAGTTTGTTTCATTAAACGATATTATAAGCAATTTTAATCTTACTTATGTTGGTGAAAATAAAATAATACCTAAAGTTAGTAGGTCACAAATAGCTTTTCACGCGCAGCGAGCTATACAGGAATTAAGCTATGACACTTTTAAATCTATTAAATCACAAGAAATAGTATTACCACCTTCTTTGGTAATGAAACTTCCTCAAGACTATGTTAATTATACGAAGCTATGCTGGTCAGATAGTTCAGGTATAGAGCATGTTATATATCCTACTATAAAAACTTCTAATCCTAATAGAGTAGCTCAAGAAACTAATGGTTTATATATGTTTGAAAAAGGTACTGATTCTGAAAGACAATTTCTTC